AAGAACCGTTCTGACAGCTTCGGCTTTGAACTCTTTAGAGTAACGTTGGGTTTTTCTGCTCATTATTAGCTCCTTCTGATGCCATTCTATTTCAGGAAGGAGTGTCCGTTAAACTCAGGCTACCTCACTCTGGTATCTCGCGGTCGCGTAACGGCCCTAGAGGCGAATGCACAGGGAACATCCGGGATTCAGCTGTATGAGGCATACAACAATGGCTACCCTTCCACCTATGGCAATGTGCTTCACCTTAAAGGTGCCACCGCTGCTGGCGAAGGTGAGTTATTCATTGGCTGGAGTGGCACGAGCGGTGACCATGCGCCCGTACATATCCGTTCGCGGCGTGATACTGATTCTGCCAACTGGTCTGAATGGCGCAGGTCTATACGTCAAAAGATTCAATTCCCGGCGTCAATGCCAAAGGGGATCAGGACACCTCTGGTAATGCGGCTACAGCGACCAAGTTGCAGACAGCATGTACTATCAATGGCGTCTCGTTTGATGGTTCTACTGATATCACTTTAACCGCTGCGCATGTTGCTGCTTTTGCCAGAAGAGCAACGGATACGTATGCCGATGCGGATGGTGGCGTTCCCTGGAATGCCGAATCAGGCGCTTACAATGTCACCCGCTCTGGCGACAGCTATATTCTGGTTAACTTCTATACCGGAGTCGGAAGTTGCCAGACCTTGCAGATGAAGGCGCATTACAGAAATGGTGGTCTGTTCTACCGTTCTTCAAGAGACGGTTATGGTTTTGAGGAAGACTGGGCAGAAGTTTATACCTCGAAAAATCTTCCACAAGAAAGCTACCCAGTCGGCGCACCAATCCCGTGGCCATCAGATACCGTTCCGTCTGGTTATGCCCTGATGCAGGGGCAGACTTTTGACAAATCTGCCTACCCGAAACTTGCAGCCGCTTATCCGTCAGGCGTGATCCCTGATATGCGTGGCTGGACGATTAAGGGCAAGCCCGCCAGCGGTCGAGCCGTATTGTCTCAGGAACAGGACGGCATTAAATCGCACACCCACAGCGCCAGTGCATCCAGTACGGATTTGGGGACGAAAACCACATCGTCGTTTGATTACGGTACTAAAACGACCAGTTCATTTGATTACGGCACAAAAACCACGAATAGCGCTGGAAATCATTCACACAATATACCTGTTGGTCACACTGGCGCGGGGAATGGTGTATCAGCCGGTTATAACGCTGCGTTAGGTACTGGTACCACGTCGAGCGCAGGCGGGCATGCTCACAATGTATATATCGGTGCCCATAACCACACTATCGGCATTGGTGCTCATGCCCATTCTGTCATTATTGGTCCCCACGGACACACCATCACCGTTAACGCTACGGGTAACGAAGAAAACACCGTAAAAAACATCGCATTTAACTATATTGTGAGGCTTGCATAATGACATTCAGAATGAGTGAACAATCACGGACCATAAAAATTTATAATCTACTGGCCGGAACCAATGAGTTTATTGGTAAAGGTGATGCATACATTCCACCTCATACAGGTCTGCCTGCAAACAGTACCGATATTGCCCCGCCAGATATTCCGGCTGGCTTCGTGGCCGTTTTCAACAGTGATGAGGCATCGTGGAATCTCGTTGAAGACCATCGGGGAAAAACCGTCTATGACGTGGCTTCCGGCGACGCGTTATTTATTTCTGAACTTGGCCCATTACCGGAAAATGTCACCTGGTTATCCCCGGAAGGGGAGTTTCAGAAGTGGAACGGCACAGCCTGGGTGAAAGATGCAGAAGCAGAAAAACTGTTCCGGATCCGGAAGGCGGAAGAAACAAAAAACAGCCTGATGCAGATGGCCAGTGAGCATATTGCGCCACTTCAGGATGCCGTAGATTTGGATATTGCGACGGAGGAAGAGGCATCGTTACTGACTGCATGGAAGACATATCGGGTATTGTTGAATCGTGTTGATACAGCAGTAGCAGCGGATGTTGAGTGGCCAGTCGCCCCGCAATAAAAAGATAAAGCCATCGATAGAAATATTGATGGCTTTATGTACTCTATTTATACAATACAACACCGCTCTTTTTAGTAATATATGTGCAGTTCGATGGTATATCTTTATTTATAAAAGACATTGCACCTATTTTTACATTATCCCCAATTTTACGTGATAATCCAATGATGCAACAATTAGCTCCGATATCAACGTTGCTACCAATTTTTACTCTTGAACCAGGTATGTCACCATCTATCTGTCCAATGGTCGTATTCTGTCGTAACACCAGATTTTCACCAGCATCAACAGCAAAATGAACAACAATTCCAGCATGATGGGGAATTGTTAACCCTTTTCCAATATTTGCGCCCAATCCAATTTCACAACCAAATTTGTTAATTATTTTACTGTTTAACTTTTTGGCTGCTTTCTTATGTAATTTATTACCATTAATATGCATTTCATTAGCCAATCTCCACCAGAAAAGGAAATTCCGATTGCGCTGCCTCTTCTCTCTTAATAGTCGCCAAACATCCATTTTTTCACGCCTGATGACTTCAGCCATCCAATAGCTCAATAGAGCTTTTGAATTCCCAAAGATGACAAAGTGAATAGCTATTAAGTAACATAACATATTGCAACTGCCTATATTTTTGGTTTCTATGGTTATATATCGACATTATAATTAAAACAATAAGCATCAGTGTGTTACTGCGTTCCTGCTAAACTAAACCAACGCACAATGTAAACACAAATATTAATTTTAAACTGAGCACTAAAGGGATGTCAATATTGTATTGATAATAAGTTGCAAGATTGCCACTACTTTCTGTATTTTGGGATGCAATAATTTATATTTTATCTATTCAGTGTTTCTTTGGGCTTATTAAGGATGTCATTATTAATTTATGGCTTGCCATTTCTATACATATCTGTTAAAAATTTTGATTTGTCTATTGAAAATAGATTTAATTGATTGATTTAATTTTTACATGACGCTCTTTAATATAACTTCAGGTATATTAAAGCACATGCATTATATCCAGAGAAAATTAACAAAATTGTTAGCCCTTATTTGTTGGGATTATAGATATTAATTAAGGCCCGATCCCGGGCCTTTCCTCATTCCGGCTTTTCGGGAAACGTTACTGGAAGGATGGAGGTATCCGTGGATTCGACTTTCTGCGCATAGAGAATCCACTCGGTTAATTTTTGTTTACCCTGAACGGAAATAATGCCTAGCCGTAACTGTGAGTCCCAGAGCTGAGTTTTATCCCTGACGAGTTGTAGCAGGCTTTGCTTTTCTTTTTCCGCTTGTTGTCTTTGCATGACCGGTTGAGAAGTTACTTTGCATACCATTACCTCCTGACAACGTAGGAGGGAACTTGTGCTTGACACACAGGAATTAGCTCCAGTTGCTATTGCGCTCCTGCTTTCAGTAATTGGTGGGATAGGCACGTTCCTGATGGATGTCCGAGACGGTCGCCAGTCTGGCAATTTGTTGGGATTGGTTACGGAGATCTTTGTTGCAGTGACAGCTGGCGCGGTGGCGTACCTATTGGGGCAACACGAGGGCTGGGAGTTATCAATTACGTACTTAATGGTAACGATAGCCAGCAATAACGGTCATGAGGTGATTTCAGGGATGAAACGAGTGAATATCGATAGCATTCTGAATGTTCTTACAAGTTTGGTGAAAAAGGGAGGCGGGAAATGATTGGCTGGGGTGTATGCGTTCTTGCGTTAGCCTTAGCCGATCGCTATTTGCTAAAACGCAAGGACATCACGCATTTAGAACTTGGTGATGTGGAAATTAAACCGGGTTTCATCCGGGTGCCGTTCAAATACCGGTCTAAATTCCCGTTTTTGCGCGGCGCAACGGTCAGATATTGGATCCGCGATGTTCAGAAGCCAACGACAGTGATTGAAGGCGAACAACGTTGTCTGACGTCGGCTGAACAGGGCGAAAACAGTGAATGGTTGTACATACCCACTGAATATATGGGTAAAGGAGAACGGCTGTGGCATTTCAACGTCATGGTTACGCATGGCGACTCGTTCATTAACCCGTTGTATCGGATTTTCCCTGTTACTCAGCAAATCCGCAGAAGTTACGTAATAAATCTCGCACAGGATGTGTCAGATGACGAAAAATAAGTATGCAACGGTCGATTTTGACCAGGTTAATGAAAAGGGGCTGAAATCCCTTATCGCGGCGATCAATAAAACCGGTGTTACGGTAATTGAGGTTGACTCCAGCAACCGCGCAACAACGAAAGATGGCGTTAAAGTTAAAACCGCAAAGCTGGTTCTTAACGACGGACAAATTCTTGCCATACAGGTAAACGATACTGGCGATATATCGTCTGTGAGGCTGAATGGAAAAGCTATTCCTAACGCTCAATCGCCGGATATCAAGACGCTTGGTACCGTCATGGGGCAGGCGGCCCGCAAAAACTCCGCAAAATTCCAGAAATCACTGATCGCCAAAGCGAAACGTGTTGCCAATCCGGTAGACAAGAAACCGGCAGTAAAATCCAACTTTCAGCGCCTGCAAGAGGCAAAACAGCGGAATGCTCAGGTGGTTGCCGCTTATAAATCAGCGCAGAACTCGGTGTCTTTCAATCAACAGCAGATCACTGATTTGCGGGCGAAGCTGGATAAGGAGACAGGCCGACTCAATAACGAAAAGGCCCGAAATGGCGAACTCAAACGCCGTCTTAAGCAACTGAAAGCAGGAAATTAACATGGAACAGTTCAATATCAATAAAGGGGTGACGATCAAGCCTGGGCTTGACGTGCTTCCCCCGCCAGTGACTGATGATGAATATCGCGCATTAATGGCCGGTGAGGACCGCTATCTGATGACGGAATCCAACACCCTGGAGGAAATCGAGGCTACGTTCTTCTATGACACGCCGATCCACTGGTGTGCTACGGATTTACTGGAGGCGATTAGTTCTACTCGTTTGCAGTTACACCGGACCATGCAGGCATTTGTCCGGGCATTGAACCAGAAGCTGAATGGTACCGGAATCTCTGCGGGGAGTGATAAAACGGGGGATGTGGCCCAGAGCGGCGCGCGCGCGATCGGCGGAGCTGAAATTGGTCGGGCACGTAACGTTAACGGGCTGTCGGTCCTGCCAGCCATTATTCCGCTCAGTGATGGTCAGACTATCAGCATTTTGTTTCATAGCCCGACAGCGGAAAACCGGATCACCAATAGCGATACGCTGGTTGCTTTCCAGTTCTTACTGAATAAAAAAGACGTTACTCACACCGTTGCTCCGATGAGTGGACGTGATATGACGCTGGCGCAGGTCACCATGAAACTTGCCAACCTTGCAGAGAAAAACTCGGCAAAATTTCAGCGTGCGCAGAAGAAGAAAAAAGCCCTTGTTGATGAAATAACCCAACTACAGGCTGACAGTGACCAGAAAGAGGATGCCATGAGCGACCTCGTGGATCAGGTGGCAGCGGTAGAAGGGCAGAAGGTAGATCTGGAGCAGAAAATTAACGCTGTTGCATCGGAAGCGGATTCTCTTTATGAAGAGAATGAGCGTTTGCAGACGGAGATTGATCAGCTCAATCGAACTGGTGGGCGCGAAACCATTGCTCCTGCGGGGATGACTGGTGGACACTCTCGCGCGATGACGGATCGCCTTGCAAGTATCAAAAATCGTATGCATATGAACGGGGAAGTGACGCTCAGTAATGGTGCATCAATGAAGCAATTCATTGAGGACGGTGAAGGGTATATCCAGTTAACCGATTCGGATGGCAGCGTGTACATGATCAAGGCTAAATCCATACAGGGTGTGGACATGGCAGATGCGATCGGCAAGCTGTTTAAAGCCTATAAAGCGGGTAATGTATCGGAATACCTAGTCCAACCAGAAGAACATAAACCGGAAAACGTCGAACCTGAACCAGCGGAGGATACCGGTAGCTCTTCGCCTGAACCAGAAGTCTCTGTAGGTGCATATCGATATGCCCTGCAAATGCGTCCGGCGGCCCCTGGCGCAATACCTGAAGGTAACAAAGCAATTCTGCCGCGCCCTGATGAAGGTGACCCGTATTATGAATATGCACGCTACGGCATTGCTACTTACGATACCCCGCTTTCTGATCAGCAAATGAGTGAGTACGACCTGAAGTTATTGCCTCGCGAGGATTCTTTCGACTTCCTGGCGAAGACACTTACTAATGGTCCGTTTGGCAAATATGCACAAAAAGCTCTGGAGCTGGCCACCAGCTCACCAGACGAGTTCCGCGTAATGCTGAAAACTCAGTTTCAAAAAACTTTCCCCAATATTGCGTATCCGGGGGGCGCTGGCACCGAGAAAATGGTGCAGAGCATGATCAATGCATTGCAGGCCGAAGTCGGTGAGATTACTCAGCCAGAACCTGCCCCGGCACAGCCTGATGAAACGGTTAGCGAAGCAGATGCAGAGGCTAATAAAGCCATTGAATATCTCAATAACGTGATGGATATGCAAAGCACTGACATGGCGGAGATCCGTAACGCCCGGGGTAATGTCCGGGAAGCGATTGCAGCCCTTCAGGCTGCCGGGCGTTTTGAGGAAAACGAAGAGCTGGTTAATGGCGCTGCTCGCCACCTGGCTGATCTGCTGGTAGCAATCCAGAAAGCGGGGGTAGCGGCATGACACTATCAGCTATTGAGTTAATGGATCTCAGCGATAAGTTGGATGCTCTGATGTCCAAAGCGGCTACCGCGAGTGGCATGGAGTTGCTGGATATCAGCGATGAAATTGACCAGATCATGCAACAGATGGGGTACTGAACCGCCCCGGGTTTCCTGGAGAGTATTTTATCTGTGAACTCTGAACCGCCCCGGGTTTCCTGGAGAGTATTTTATCTGTGAACTCAGGCTGCCAGATCATTATTTCCGATGGAAGCATAATAAGCTTTTTCTGCTTCTGCCGGAGGAATATGGCCCAGCCTTTCCAGCAATCGTCGATTGTTATACCAGTCCACCCACGTTA